GACGGGAATGAATCGGCTCATCGCGGGGCTCCATCTCCTGTTCTGCCGGGAACATGCCGCCATTTTACCTGACCTTCCCCTCGTCAGCCCGCACACAGCCAACGCAACCGTAAGCGCCGAAAGTCCGACAGACTCCTAGCCCACCCGTAAGCAACCACCGCTACCGGACGCTGCTCTCGGTCCGATTGCACCATCCACATGACCCGACGGCAGTCGCAATCGGCGTCGGTGCAGAACATCTCCAACAGGGCGTAGGTATCCGGCGGCACGTTGGTGAAACGGCTCGGCTCTAATACCTGTATGACCCGCGTCTCCCTTTCTGCCAAGTCAGGGAAGTAATCGTGGAACAGCTGATAGCTCATCTCAGCCGTTCACCTGCTCCTTGAAGGCCTTGCCCGGCACGAACTTCGGCGTGCGTGATGCCGCGATCCGGATCGTCTCTCCCGTTGCGGGGTTGCGCCCCTCGCGCGCCTCGCGCTCGGCGGCTTTAAACGTCCCGAACCCGACGAAGGTCACGGTCTCGCCTTGGGCAACGGCCTCCGTGATCGCGTCGAGCAAGGCGTTCAGGGTCTGCTCGGTATCCTTCTTGGTGTGCCCGGTCTTGGCGGCCACGGCCTCAATGAGTTCGGACTTGTTCATGCAGCGCTCTCCTGGTGTTTTTCGCGGAGCGCCATTGTGGCACCGGAACCCGGCGCCTTGGCAAGCGGGGTGAGATCGTCAAACGCGACACCATCCCGCTCCCTCACCGCGCTCTTACCACTCCAATCCTGCCAGCGGCGAATGATCACATCGCAGTATTTCGGATCGAGTTCCATCAATCGCGCCCGGCGGCCCGTTTTCTCGGCGGCAATCAGCGTCGTCCCGGAACCGCCGAAGGCGTCGAGGACCACGTCCCCCGGACGACTGGAGTTGCGCAACGCCCGCTCCACCAGTTCCACGGGCTTCATGGTGGGATGAAGATCGTTCTTCTGCGGCTTCTTTATCTGCCACACGTCGCCCTGATCGCGGTCACCGCACCAGTGGCGCTCGGCGCCCTCCGGCCAGCCGTACAGGATCGGTTCGTACTGGCGCTGATAATCAGCGCGACCCAGTGTGAAGGTGTGCTTGGCCCAGATGATGAAGGTGGACCAGTGGCCCCCCGCGGCGCGGAACGCGGACTGGAGGGTGTCCAGCTCGCTGGACGACATGGCGATGTAGACGGCGCCGTCAGAGCGGGCCAGGGCCGGCGTCAGCGCGTCGACCAGAAACTGGCCGAACTCGGCGCCGAGATTGTCGTTGAGGATCGGCCGGTCCTTGCCGCGCAGCTTGTCCTTGGCTGAGTTGGCATAATCGACATTGTAAGGGGGGTCCTGCCAGATCAATGCCACCCGCTCGTCGCCGAGCAAGCGCTGATAATCCGCCGCACAGGTTGCATCGCCACAGAGCAGGCGATGGGGACCCAGCAGCCACAGATCGCCCGGCTGCGACACCGGCTTGTCGGGTACCGGCGGCGCCACATCGTCGTCGGTGTTGCCTTCGGTGGTGGTTTCGTCCGGGGCCAGGAGGTCCAGCAGTTCATCAGCATCGCAGCCGGTCAGCGACAGATCGAACTCGTCGAGGCGCAGTTCTTCCAGTTCGAGTCGCAACAGGTCCTCATCCCATTCCGCCCAGGTTGCGGACCGATTCGCGAGGATCCGGAACGCCTTGATCTGTGCCGGCGTGAGATCGTCCGCGAGCACGACCGGGACCGTCTCCAGGCCCAGCTTCCGGGCCGCTTTCAGGCGCAGGTGTCCGTCGACCAGGCGCCCATCCGATTGGACGACACAGGGTATTCGAAAGCCAAATTCCTGGATGGCGGCGGCCATTTGGTCGACCGCGTGATCGTTGCGGCGAGGATTGCGGGCATACTCGACGACCCGCTCGATCGGCCAGTGTTCAAACGTCAGGGCGTTCATGCCGTCGCCTCGGCGCGTTCCGCGGCCACTTGGTCAAATGTCTGCCCCGTCGCCACCAGCGTCACCGGCCCGTCCGGGACATTCTGCTGAAAGCGCTTGATGGCCACGTCGACATACTCCGGCGCGATCTCGACGGCGCGCGCGACGCGCCCCGTGCGCTCCGCAGCCAGCAGCGTGCTGCCCGATCCACCGAACGGTTCGTAGATCACATCGCCGGGATCGCTGTAGGCATGCATTACGAACGCCGGCAGACCCACCGGAAACACTGCCGGGTGGTCGATGTCGCGCCCGATGGTGCCCTTGTGGCGCATGATGCGGATGACCGAGTCCGGGATCCGATGGTCCTGCGTCGGCTGCCCGGCGTGGGTCCAGGCATTGATGCTGCCATCAGCCTGGCGCATGGCAGTGGACGAGCCATCAGCCCGGAGATGCATCTCCTGGCCCGCGTGTTTGCACGGCACCAGCTTGTGCGGCTTCCGGCTTTGTTGGTTGAAGTGAAAGATGAACTCGAAGCTCGGCGCGAAGCGTCCGGCCCAGTCACCCGGCATCCCGGGCCCCTGGTCCCAGACGTACCAGCCGAAGCGGCGCCAGCCCTGGGTGCGCATCCAGTCGAGCCAGCCGTTCCAGTAGGACTGGAACTCGTTGTCGCGGTGGATCAGCCCGAGATTGACCAGTACCTGGCCGTCCGCGGTCAGCGGCAGCTTGGAAAACGCGCCGCGCATCAGTGCATCCCAATCGCTGCTGCCGGCGCCGGTGTAGTCGCGCTGGTTGCCGTAGGGCGGCGAGGTGAAGCACAGCCGGGCGACGTCGTTCGCCATCAGGGCGGCAACGACGTCCGGGTCCGTCGCGTCGCCGCAGATCAGCCGATGCGCGCCGATGGCCCAGACATCACCCGGGCGAGAGACGGGCACCACCGGAACGTCTGGGACAAAGTCGTCCTGATCTTCTGAGCCATCGCTGTCGACATCATGCTCGCCGGCAGAGATATCCTCGGTTGCGAGCCAGCGCTCGATCTCGGCGTCATCGAACCCCGTCAGTGCCAGATCGAAGTCCATTGCCGACAGATCTTCGAGTTCCAGCCGCAGCAGGTCCTCGTCCCACTCGGCCCAGGTCGCCGAGCGATTCGCCAACAGGCGAAACGCCTTGATCTGTGCGTCGGTCAGGGTGTCCGCCAGGACCACCGGAATCGTGGTCAAGCCCAGTTGCCGCGCCGCCTTCAGTCGCAGATGCCCGTCCACCAGTTCGCCGCTGCTCTTGGCGACCACCGGCAACCGAAAGCCGAATTCGCTGATCACCGCCGCCATCTGCGCCACGGCGTGATCGTTCTTGCGCGGATTGCGCGCATAGGCGATCAGGCGCTCGATCGGCCAGTGTTCGAGGATCAGCTCAGCAGACAATCGGGGCCTCGTCCAAAAAGAACGGCCCGCGCCGGTGTGGGTCAACCGGACGCGGGCCGCGAGGGGCGTAGAACGTGTGAGGGTTGGTTATGCGGCCTGTGCCACCGGCTTTTCGGCTTGGCGGTGGGTAGCCTTGAATTGTTGGATCAGGGGAACGCTCGCTTCGGTGACCTGTGTCAGGCGGTCCAACTGCTCCCAGTTGATCGTGTAGATCACTTCGCACTCGAACAGATTGAGCGTGGTGCCGAGGACCATCAGTTCCCGTAGGGCCTTCTCGGTATCGAGATGCAAACGCTGGTTCTCGTGCTCGGCGCCGGTGCGGTCCTTCAGCCGCTGGCGGTAGTCGGTGAGTTCCGCCTGACCACCGCGACACTTGCTAGTGTGAGCGCCGCTACCATGCGTAGTCGAAGAGACAAGGCGGCGCAACATGCAGGCTCAGACAAAGACGGACCCATTATCGCGTTACTGGTGCCGCCATAAAGTTAAAGAGTGAGTTGGACGTGAGCCTTACGTCACAATAACTCGATGCTTGCCAAATGTAAGTTACGCGGGCAGTGGTTCCTATGGGCATAACCATACACACCGGAGCTGCATTATTAAATGTGCTTGCAGAGAAGGAGATCACATACCGACCGGCGCTGGGGTGCCGAACCGTGTAAGCGCTTGTTGTGTTCTGGTTTGTACCATCGGCATTTATGACCCCCATAACTAACGTCTTCGCAGCATGGGCGTTTGTGATCGAAACAAATTGAAGGACGATCAAGCTCGCAAACATGGACAAGCATCTTTTCATGGTGTGATTCTTGCTTTGTTGGTTGAAAAAGTGGTGGCTGCTGCCGCCAACTTAAGGTTGAGTCGTAACGTGGATTTGTCGTGCCAGTAGCGGCACACGCCTCCAATGTCATTTAATCCTATATGCCGAGACGGAGGGAATACGTAGTTCTACGTACTCGCACAATGTCTAGCATTAGCACCGTGGTGCCGAGTGCCTAATATCAGCTGGCCCGGAAAAGGCGCTCAGCGCTGCGAGATAGCTATCGAATTGGGATGCGGTGTAAGTGTCGCAGCGTAGCCAGGCATAGGCCCCACTGCCTCGACGCGACTCGTACGGCCGCCTGTTAGAAAGTGCGGCCGGGGCTGTTACATAGCATCTAGAGACTCCCGTTTGACATATCCGGTGCCGCGCTCAACGCGCCCTTTAGCGATGTCCTTAGCGACATGACAGCGACGAGATCAAAGGTGTGGTGGTAGGCGTAATCGAGATCGCGCGGCTGCTATTGAACCAGGCGCCACAGACATGGCCCAGCACCGCCGCGGGGTGGTTCGCGACGACCTTCTTCGGAATACACGAGGCATGGATCGAGGCTGCTGGCCCGCTGGACTTGGTCTGCGGGGCAGATCACCTACGAGCGCCGGCAACGACTCACGCCGGGCCGCTACTGTTTTCGAGGCCATCGTCGATCTCCTGCGGGCCAGACGCGCCGCCACGGGTCCACGAGCCGAAGCGCACAGCGCTGCGCACCGGCCGCGCACCGTACAGGGCGCGGTGGGTGAGAATTTTTCAGGAAGCCAAATACGGGAAACCCGCGGCGGGCGCGGGTTTCATGCAGGAAGATCAACTAGCGATGCGAACCGGAGTGCGCGAACGCGAACCCGGATTTTTCGGGAGACAGTAGCGTTAGGCCGCGCTGCCGCCCCCCGTAGTACTCATTGGCCCGGAAGGACCCGCAAATACCCGCAGTAGCCCGCAATTCCCTCGGCCCTCATGGACCCTCTGGAGCCCGCATCAACCTGCAGTCACCCGCAAGGGTTGGCAGACGCTGAAACTGGTAAGGGCTAGCAGCAGTTGGCATTGACCCGCAATGGCTGTGGGGCCGAGGCCATGGGTCAGGGGCTCCGTGGCCCTGGGTCGTTACTCTCCCGAGTGTGGCAGTAAGTCTACCAGAAAATCGCGGATGTGTTGCAAGCACTTTTTCAATGATTTCCGTCACTTACCCGCATTCACCCGCAACTACCCGCAGCACTCCGCAACGGTCTCGAAAATAATTTTTCGGGCGGCGCCGCGCCGGCCCAAGTCACCATCACAGGACCGCTTCCAGTCCCTTGCGCTCGATCAGGTTCAACAGTTTCAGGGATGGACCGCTCGGCTTCTTGTCGCCGATCTCCCACTTCTGCACCGTCGAGACGCTGGTGTTCAACACCGCGGCAAACACCGCTTGACTCACATGGGCACCCTCCCGCAGCGCCTTGATCTTGTCGGGCGGCATCTCTGTCACGTCGAGGTGGCACAGCGCATCGAATTCGCGCATGCGGCGCTTGTCGATCAGACCGGCCGCATGCAGGTCCGTGGCCATCTCATGGACCTCCCGCAGAATTCGACTTTCACGTTTCTTGTTTGCCATACGCAATCTCCGTGAATGTGCCAACGGCCACTGCGTGACCCAGCTGCTGATCGTCAAAGCTCAGGTACACCTTCGCCAGTTCTTGCAGCGCCTTGAGCTCTCCCGCGTCGATATTGGCGCGTTCATTCTTGGCAAAGCCCAGCAGAAAGAACCATCGATCCGCCCGTCGCGTTGCGACGCTCGTCCGCGCGCCGCCGCGTTTACCTTGCCCACGCAGGGCGACCCGTTTCTTGATTAGGCCGCCCCCGAGCTCCGCATCCACGAGCCCCTGTAGCATTTCCGCGACCGCCTCAAGCAGGTCGTCATCGGTCAGGCCAACCTTCTGCATCCAACGGCTGAATGTCCGGGTCCGGAAGACTCTGTGCATCGCACAAAGTATATCACTTAGTGCGACACACGACCGCTGACGGCACTGCTGTCTCCCGATTCAACTGCTGCACCACCACCCCCAGCGCCCGCTGCCACCGCCGCTGCGCAGCGTCAGAACCCAGGCCGCCGAGGCCATGCGCGGAATGTCCTATGCTCAGGGTAACCAATCCAGAACAACGGATTACCCGCCATGTCCCGACATCACATGCCCGAACTCTACGCCAGCGACTTCCCGCTCAGGGGTTGGCACTTCCTCCAGGCGCCAGCGAGTGAGCAACCACCACCGAGGCGCTCGGCTCAGCCATTGGCCCAACAGTCCCATGACCGCGCGATCGCCCATCGCGACGGGTCCGAGCGGCTATCCGCCTATGCCCGCGAGGGCGAGGACTGGGACAGCTGCCGCGGCGCAGACTGACCGTTTCCCAACCGGCGCCATCAGGGACATCAAGTGGCGCTTAGTTGCGCCGCGACGCGCGATAGCGCCCGCTGCCAGCGCCGCCACGCCGTCGTGCGATCACAGCCGAACCGCCGCGCGATGTCCTGCCATTCCCACTCCTCGGCGCGCATCCAGACCAGGTGCCGCTGCGGCTCCTCGAGCCACAGCACCCAGCGCATGGTCTCCTCCATGCGGTCGATGGCCTCGGGCGTCGGTAGGAAGCGCAACACCCGGTCCGGGTCGGTGTAGATTTCCCGGGCTTCCCGTTTGATTGCCGGCCACGTGTTGAAGTAACCCTGCACCCCGACCCTGGGCAGGCGATGGGCCGTCTCGGCCGCTTCGCGGAACCGTTCCGCGACTTTATCCAGCGTCCACTCAGCCATGGCGCACCGTCCTGCGGCCATACAGCCGCTCGGCGATTTGTGTCAGCAGTTGCCGTTCCAGGCGGTCGAGACGCGGGTCGTAGGGCGAGATCACCAGAATGCCCTGGTCCTGCCAACCGCCGCGCTTGATCGCCTCGACGTCGAGGCCGCGACCTTGCCAGGGGTGCAACGCGCAGCGGAACGACACGCCGTTCATGCCACACCCTCCTGCGCCAAGGCCCAGTGCAGGATGGCCAGCGCGTCCGCCTCGTTGTCATCCGCGGGCGCATGGCCCAGCCGGCACATCGCGGCGATGACGAGATCCTTCCCGGCGTTGCCCTTGCCGGTCGCATGCTTCTTGATCGTCGCCACCGGCACGCCCTGGTAGGCGACGCCGCTCCGCTCGCACCAGGCCGAGAGCTGGCCCAGGAACGCCCCGTAGGTGTGCGCTGCGGCGGTGCCCTTGTGCGCCCGGACTTCCTCGAAGTACACCCGGCCCAGTGGCCCGGCGCTGCGGTGCAGTTCGTCCAGCCAGGCGGCGAAGCGCAGCAGCGGCATGCCGCCGCCCTCGAAGCGTCCGGGCTTGAAGCCGTGGCAGCCCGAAGTGATCAGCCCGCTGGCTTGGCGCAGCGCCCAGCCGGTGTGCTGGCCGAGATCGAGCGCGAGCAGCGGGGTGAGGTCAGGATTGGCCGGGCGTGAGCTGGCCGGCGGCAGCGTCGGTGATAACGCATTCATAAGCATCCTCCAAGGAGCTGGGTAGCGACCTGGAGGAGCACCGCCAGCGCCGGGTCAAGGCGGCTGGGGCTCCCTCATGTCAAAATCAAGTGCGGATGAGGGTATTGATTTCGTCGATCAACAGACTTTTTTCACTTCTTACTTTTTTCAGCCTAGTGGGTCCCAATAATTATAGAGAGATATTTCATTATTTATTTCTTCATCTATATATTTCTATTTCTCTTGTTCTCTCTGTATTTATACATACACGCGCGCGCGAGATGAATGGAAGTATATTAAGGATGTATTGAACGAAGAATCTAGCGTTGAAAAAAGGTCGTAATGATGAAAGTTGCATCGCGCCGCCCGAGCGGGGCTGCTCATTTGACCTTGATCCATTGCGACGGACGGCCCTTGGCTTGCAGCACGGTCGTCTCGATGAGTTTCGCCTCGGCCAGTGTCCGCAGCACGCCCTCGCGCTGATGGTGATCCATGAACTGGGTGCGCCGGGTGAACTCGCTCCGGGGCATCCCGGCTGGGCCCGCGTCACCCAGGATCTTCAGTGCGCGTTTATGGTTCGATTCGACCACATTCTCGGACACCCGCGCGGTAGCCTCGCGAATGGCCGTGTCCGCACAGTGTCGCGACAGCAGGATGCCCCAAGTGGCATCGGATTCATCGATCTCCGGGTCGACCGCATCGCGCGATACCGCCCGGATCAGCGCCAGCTTCGTCGCGTTTTCCTCGATGCGTGCCAGGATTGAGGAATACCCGGTGCCACGGGATTTCCGGAGCTGTTCGAGCAATTCCTCATCCAGTAAGTGGAACGCCTCCCGTGCTTCCGGTCGCATCGGCACGATGCGCGGCTCAACCAGCACCTCGTCCACGGCGCCGACATCCGTTAGATTGCCGTTGAGCTTGCCGCCCCCCTGGTGAATGAGCAGGAGTTGGTCGACCAGTTCCGGTGTCGGGTTCACTTCGCCAAACACCTCGTTGCTGTCGGGAAAGTCCTCCTCGCTGGCCAAGATCAGGAAGCGCGCCAATGAGCCGTCGGCCAGGTTGGAAGCCTGCAACGCCTGCCAGAAGTGCAGCGGTGTCGTGGTGCCGTAGATGCAGGCACAGGGCTGGTGAATTAGCCGGTGGGCGTTGTTGTTCTGGTTGCTGGCGTACTCGACGCCGAAGTAACTGGTACCCGAGGTCGTGTAGAGTTCGGTCATCAGGTCCAGGATCTCGCACACGTAGCGCGGTGAGCGCTTGCGATCCGCCGCCGCCGACAGGAACATCCCGAACTCATCCAACTGGAACAGAATCGCCGGCTGGCGCTGGATAGCGGTCAGGAAGCCGGCACCGGAAGCGATCTTGTTGCCCCCCAGGTAATGGGTCAGGTTGGCTTGGCGGAACAGTTCGTTGATGACCAGCCGGCTGTGATTCTTGCCCGCCCCACTCTCGGCGATGCCGACCACGTAGAGGTTGGACCGGATGTTGGTCTCGGTGCAGTACTTCCGGCCCATCAAAGCACCGATGGCGCACAGACTCGCCCCAAGCGCCAGCACCGGCTGCGGCCGTTTGGCGGTGCTCACCATCAGCGCCATCATCTCGGCGATGACGCCACCGACGTCATCCCAGCCGGTCGGCAACGGTTGCGGCGGGGGTAGTTCCGGGTTGGGCTCACTCGCCAAGGCGATCGGATCGCGGCGCTGCAAGGTGTCCAGGAAAGCCTGTGCGGGATGGCGTTCTGTCATATCGATTGCTCCGTTGAGTTGTAGGGTTGAGGCGGGGCTCCAGCCATTGCCGAGCGCCAGTTGGTAAAGCGTCCCGGCGCCAATCCGGTCGGGCTTGAACGTGCGCCATTTTTCGGCGGTGGTCGTTGCCACGTACTTCTGGGAGGTCGCTGACCAGGCGTCGAACAGTGGCCAGCCCGTATCGCCGAGCGCGCCCTTGATGGCGAGTCCCACCGTGATCCAGCTGTCGTAGTCGAGCTCCGGATTCGGAATGAAGTGCAACGCCGCGGCTACGGCCGGGAAGGTGCCACGCTGCTCCGGTGCACCGAGTCCTTCGTGCGTTCCGTGACTGGTTATGGCGAGGCGTTTGGGCCGCAAATCCTCCGGCACCAGTGCGTAGGCCGCCTGCGCAAACTCGCGCGCCTGTGTTTCAGTGATCGCCGGCAACTCGTCCAGAGCCAGATCGGCCAGCGAGTCCACCGGCCAGGTATAGGGTTCACCGGTGTCGGGGTGGATGCCATAGGCGACGAACTGCTGCCCGCGTCCCAACACCTCGATCGGTGGCAACTTGAACCCGGCGAACGGCTCCGCGGCCCGATACACCAGCAGGCGTTTCGGCGCCCGACCGATACGGACCGCGGGCGTGTTCCCCAACCGCTCCCGCGCCAAGGCCTCGATGCGCCGGGCCACGTCTTCCGACGCCAGGAGATCAATATCGATCCCGATGACTTTGCCGGTGGCGATGCCAATGCCGGCTCCGGGCCAATCGGCCCACAGGTCGACCTCGTTTTCGGTCGTCGCGCGGTCGCAGTGGCGGGACCACTCCGGATAGTCGTGCCAGTCACCGAGCCGGTACCGTCCGGGCTTCTTGGTGCCCGGCTGCAGCGGCAGAATGGGATAACCGCGGTCGGCCAGTGTGGCGCCGAGTTGCGCCATGAAGTGCTCTGTCATTAGTGTCCTCCTCAAAACGGTGGATCGTCGGCATAGGCCGTGCGGAGCGAGTCCTGAAAGCGGGTGATGACGACGTCGATCAACGTCGCCCACTCCTCCGGCGTCCAGCTGGCGAGGTCGGTTCGCCCGAGCGATTCGACGTAAGCGCCGCCCGCGGCACTGGCCGCTTCCAGCGCGTTTTGCTCGTGGAGGTTCGGATTGATCATGCCCGTCAGCCTCGTGGTGATGTTCTGGCAGGTGCGGGAGCACAGCTTCACGGCCGGCGCCGGGACGCCGATCAGGCGCGGCTCGAAGCCAAAACCCCGTGCATCGCGGCGACAGATGGCGCAGATCATGGGAAGCGCACTCCCACGATCTCGGTGTAGCGTCCGCTCGGCCGGACGGCGATCTCAGATGGACAGCGGAGCTGGTCGGTAACGGCCAGGGCCTCGTCGATCCTGGTCGGCACCGTTTGCCCCGGTGCCCGCCGGGCCCACCAACTGGCGGCCTTCTGCTGGGGATAGCCCTCGTGCTCGAGGCAGACCCACTCGCTATGGGCGACCAGGCCGCACCAGTAGTCGACCCGCAGTGACGGCGGCTTGCCGGGTTTGTCGTGGCGGGCATAGCTGACGCGGGTGACCGGCACCCACTCCGCGCCTTCGGTGGAGAGAATCGCCAGCTGACTGGCCGCGGCATCGAGTTCCGGTTTGGTCGGTGGGAACACATAGCCGCAGTCGGGGCACTGCCGCACTGCGGCGTGGACGATGCTTTGGCACGCGGGACAGGTCTTGACCGGCGCGTCCTCCGGCTCGCCCTGGCCACGCCGTTTGGGCTGGATCGCATCAATCGGTCCGTGGCGGGCAATGTTGCCGGCGAAGTCGAGGATCAGGCAGTTGTCCTTCCCTGGCGCTCTGCGGCAGCCGCGCCCGACGATCTGCACGTACAGCCCCGCCGATTTCGTCGGCCGCAACATGGCGATCAGATCCACCGCCGGGGCGTTGAAGCCGGTGGTCAGCACGTTGGCGTTGGTCAGGCAGCGGATCCGGCCGGCCTTGAACGCTTGGATCAAGGCCTCCCGCTCCGCACCGGGCGTGGTGCCGGTGATGGTCTCGCAGACGACGCCCCTGGCCCGCACCGCATCGCGGACGTGATAGGCGTGCTCCACGCCGGCACAGAAGATCAGCCAACTGCGGCGGTCCTGGCCGTAGGCGAAGATCTCATCCAAGGCGCTCTGCGTGATGCTGTCGCGGTCGATCGCGGCCTCGAGGTCCTTGGCGATGAACTCGCCGCCGCGGGTACCGACCTGGGAGACATCCAATTGGGTGGCCGTGCGCTTCGAGATCACCGGCGCCAGATAGCCGTCGTCGATCAACTCGCGTACCGACACCTCGTAGGCGATGTCGGTGAAGATGGCATCCTCGCCTTCGTGCAAGAGACCGGAGTCCAGGCGGTACGGCGTCGCCGTGAAGCCGATCACCTTCAGCAGCGGATTGAGCCGTTTCAGCCCATCGAGGAACCGCCGGTACAGCGTGTTCGACGAGCGCGGGATCAGGTGGGCCTCGTCGATCAGGATCAGGTCGCACTGCTGCACGTCGTAGACGTGTTTGTGGATCGACTGAATACCCGCAAACAGGATCGGCGCGCGGAGATTCCGCTGTTTCAGGCCCGCCGAGTAGATGCCCGCGGGGGCATCCGGCCACAGGCCCAGCAGTTCGGCGTGGTTCTGCTGGATCAGCTCCCGCACATGGGTCACGATCAGGATGCGCTGGTCCGGGAAGGCCTTCAGCACACCCTCGACGAAGCTGGCCATGACCAGCGATTTGCCCCCGGCAGTGGGGATGCACACGACACAATTCCCGGTGTGTTGATGGAAGTAGTCGTAGATCGCCTGGACGGCGGCGGCTTGATAGGGTCGCAGGATCAGACTCATGCCGCGGTCCCTCCTGCTGCTACGGCCGGCGCGGCGTATTTATCGAACCCCGTGTCCCGCCATCGGCTGCCGTCGGCGAACTGGTACTCGACCCAGTCCTCGCCGGCATCCACTTGCTCGCCGGGCACCAGGGGCGGGACATACAGGTGATGCGCACAGCCGCGGTGCTGCTCGGTATCGCTCAGCCCTTTGGCGAAGCGTTCGCAGCGCCAGCCGGGGTCGACGGGCGTGGCGTCCAGGCAGGTCCGGCAGTTGACCGCGGCCGCTTCGCCGCCATGGCAGACCGGGGCGTGATCGCACCATCGGCACTGGTACCAGCTCGGATCCTCGCTGATCCGGGCCGGCGGTGTCGGTGTGAAAATGACCCGGCCGGCCTTGTCGAGCAGCCGAGTGGCGAAGGCCTTGTCCACCTCCACGCGTTCCACGTAGAGATCATCGGTGTCCTTGTTGACCGCCAGGTACAGCGCCCGGGTCAGCCCGATCAGATGCAGGTAGACCTGCATCTGCGCGTAGTGTTGCGGCTTGCTGGCCTGGACCTTCTTCGCCACCAGATCGGCGAAGCTCTTGGCGGAATGGGTCTTGAACTCCAGCACGTGCCAGGTTTTGGGCGCTTCCGGGAGGCCGAGCGCCACGCCATCAAGCGAACCGGCAAAGTGACCGCCGTGCGCCTGGACCCGGAACTGCCGGCCGGTCTCGGGATCGACCTCGAGCACCGTGGCGCCGATGCGCCGGAGGTTCTGCACGCAGCGCGACTCCTCGCGCTGACCGGTCTCGAACAGCCGCAGCAGGCGGCCGGGATGACGCCGCCGGGTGACCCAGCGGAAGTCGTACCAGAGCGCCCGCTCGCAGTCCTTGCCGATCAAGGAAGCGCCCAGGTGGTTGCGAAAGCCGTCCTCGGCATCGGCCTCGTAGGCGGCGAAGATGGCTTCCCGGGTCGGACTACTGACGGGAGGAAGCTCAGCCATGGGTCACCTCCTCGGCGCCGAGTAGCGCCCGCGCGCGGGCCAGCAGCCCGGCCCAGCGCGTGTCGTCGAACTCCGCCCGCAGCACCGCGATCAGCGCGTCTTTGAAGCGCTCGCGGTGGGCGCCCGGATTGCCCGGTTCGAGTGTGGCGAGGTGCGCCGTAATCCACCCGACTTCCTGCCGCTTCAAGCGCAGCGCGGTCTTGGCGCGATGAAAGGCGGCAGCGTCCGGCTTACCCTTCATCGCCTGGCGGCGCATGTCGGCAGCGGCGAGCTGCAGGCGGATCGCGGCGATCTCGTCCTGCAGCAGCGCCAACCGTGCCCGGCACGCCGCGGGGGAAGCCGGCAGACGGCAGTCGCCCTCTCCAATGTGCGTGTGCATGGCTCGCCCTCCTCAGCCTTGGCGCTTCCAGGGCAGCCCGTTGGCGGCCGCCGTGGCTGCAGCCGGGGCTGGGGTCGGCTGCGTTGGGCGCGCGGGGCCGGGTGCGGCCGGCGACGGCGTCGGGGTAGTCCGTGGCGCGTAGCCCGGTGACGTCGCAGCGCCAGGCACATCGTTTCGCGACAGATACCGAATCGAGTTGCTCTCGCCGTACTCGCCCTTGGGGGGTCGCACCCGGACATCGGCCATCAGCGGGATCAGATGCAACTGCTCCGAGTCGTTGACCTGCAGCTTGCCGGCGGCACGGCAAATGGCCGACAGCGTGCGCTTGGCGATCTCGACCGCTTCCGGGTTGGGATTGACCAGGTTCAGCCGGTCGAACAGGCGACGGCCGGTGTAAGGGCCTTCAAGGACATCCAGCTCGAGATAGAGGTACTGCCCCATCCCGTCCTTGGTCGGCCGCATTTCCGAGGCGATGATCTGGACGAGATACTTGCCGGCCGGGAGCGCCTCATAGGGGGTGTTAGGTTCGACTTGCGAAGCGTCAAACGTGGTACCAAAGGAAGCCATGATGGATTCTCCTGTTCAGGTTCAAGCGGTGAGAGAAGGCGAGGCCAGCAGCAGCGGCTGGATGGGGTCCGGCATGGCCTGGGCAAAGGACGCCCAGTCCAAGGCCAAGGTCTCCGGCAAGCCGTAGCGATTCTTGGCCAGGAAGGCCGGGCGCTCGGCGGTGTGCAGCACCCGCTCGCCGGAACCCAAAGCGCGATTCACTTTTTTGTTGAAGCCGACGTCGGCCTTCACCGTCGAGATCCGGTAATTGGCGAACAGCACCGCATCGGAGTGCTCCTGCAGCAACGCTGCGGCGCGGCTGTGGAGCTTGATGACGTAACGGTCGTAGGGATCGTGCTCTGGGCTGTCGAAGCGCTTGATGTCGGTATGGGCGATCTGGATCACCGTCATGCCGCGGTCGTCGCGCAGCGCGTTGAGACCATCCAGGTATTGCCGCCAGTGACTCAGTGCGGCGACATAGCCCTTGCCGAACCCGGCGTCCTCGATCGAGGCCCAGCCGTTGTCGCGACACGCCTTGGCCCAGATCAGCGGTTCCAGCCAGTCGACGCTGTCGACCACTACCGTCTGAAAGTCGTGGGGCTCGGTGTAGAGGGCCACCAGTGCCTCCAGCACCTCCTCGAAAGTGCGCGCCAACGGGAAGTGCGCCACCGGCAGCGTGCCCAGCCCATCCTCGGTCTGGATGAACACCGGCTGGTTCGCCTGGCTGGCGAAGGTGGTCTTGCCGACCCCGGCCACGCCATGGACCAAGAGCCGCGGCGCCTTCGGGGCACTGACACGGGTCAGTTGCGCGAGGGAGATGGCCATCATTGCGCCCCTCCCTGCTCAGCGGTAACCGGGGTGAGCGTGTAGCTGGCCTTACCGGTGCTCAGCGTGCGGGCGGGTTCGAACAGCGTCCGAATGGCCGGCGGCCAGGCCTGGTACTTGGTCTCGGCGACCTTGATCTCAATGCCGACGTAGTCTTCGGGGCGTTCGCCCCAGGACCGCAGCGTGGCCACGGCGTCGTGGAGTTTGGCCTGGTCGTACTCGACCTTCTTGGGCAGGTCGGCGACGATCAAGAAGCCTGAGTCCTCGAAGCGCACGGTGCCGGTCACTTTCCCGGCACGGCGGCGGAGCGCGTCGGCGGCGTCACGGTAGCGGGTGTCCAGGGCGGTCTGCAGCGCCGAGTCGCAACGGCGCAGCTGCGTCTTGAGCTCGGCCAGTTCCCGGCACAGGCGGTCGAGTTCGGGCAGTGGACAGGCCGCGAGGTCGGCCGGCGGCCGATGCGTGATCTCGGTCAAAATGTCAGGCAGGTTCATGGTCGAACTCCTTGTGGGTTGGGATTGGGGAAATGGGCGCTCTCGGGCTTAGCGCCGGTGAAAAGTCCGCAGCGTTCACGGAACGGCTGGAACGGATGGCGAGGTAGTGGAATTCGCCGTCGTCGTTGCGTTGGCTAAACGGATGCACCAGTCCGCGTTCGGCGGCGTGCCACACCCGGGTCGCGAGGGCATCGAGGCGCTGGCGGTCGGCGCTGCGCAGCGGGCTCGACTTCGGGTCGCGATCCCGCGTGAGCAGCCCGGCGTGGTACTGGACGGCATCCCCGGGTTCGGCGCCCGCGAGCCACTTGCGGAACGCGGCTTCGGTCAATGGCTTGTCCGGGAGTTGCACCGCGGCCCAACCGCCGGCGTCGGCGAAGGCCTGGAGGTCCCGGAAGGCCTGGAACAGGGCGTGGTAAGACAACACGTCAGTCTCCGGTGTGGGGTTGAGCAGGAGCGACGGCGGTCAGCACCGGACTGTCCGACGTGGCGCCGTTGGCCAGGGCCTGATCCCGCAGTGCGGTCAGAGCCCGTAGGCGCTGGGTGTCGGCGGCGATCTGGGTGCCGATCTGGTCAAGGTGAGCATCGAGGTCCTGCAGCGTGGCCAGCGACAACGGCTGCTCGGTTGGGGTGTGGTCCGCGGCGGACTCGTCGGCCGGATTGGGCACCGGGAGTGTGGCGGGCAGAACGTCCACCAGGTGCGCAATCGCTGCGGGTAACTGCAGTTGGGTGGGGATGGCAGTCATCGCGCACCTCCCGTCCGCAGCGGTTCGCCGGGACTGCGCAACAGACAGCGCGCTTCGTAGTCCTCGACGTCAGCCAGGCGATAGAGCACCCGGCCGCGCAGTTTCAGATACGGCGGTCCTTTGCCCTCCGACCGCCAGCGGTCAAGGGTGGTGATATGGAGCAGCCAGCGGTCGGCCAGCTGCCGGGGGCGGATGTGAACGGTGTCCAAGGGTCTCTCCTACGGTGTTGCACGGCGCGGGAGAGATCATCTATCGAGGAACGTGGAACAAACGGGGGGGTGAAAGTGGAACAAACGTGGAACAGCGCCCCCCAGACAAAGAAAACCCCGCTCGGGGGCGGGGTCCTCGGATTCCGAAAAGGACGGTTGGAGATCAGTCGGGGTTCAACCGGAGGGCGTAATGACCGTATTGCGGTCGGACAATGAACCGGTCTTGCTGCGCGGTCCGTCCCAGCATGTGCTTCAGGCTCTTCGAGGTATCCGCGCCCGCCGCCTTGCGCAGTTGCGTCAGTGGGACCATGGCATCGCCGCTCCAGACGGCTTCCACCAAGCGTTGCACCACCGCGGCCGCTTCACCGTGAGCGATCGGGAACTCGCCGACCCCAACGATGCGCAAGATGTGGCTGGTCCAATCGAACGCGACCAGGCGCCGGGCGATGTCGTGATGGGGCCGCCGAACCTCGAGGGCGATCTGGTCCAGGTCGAGCACGGCGTGGGCCTCCGGTCCATCCATGAGGCATTGATCGATCGGGAGAGCCACGCCCCAGCCCCCGTTCCAGCAGAACGGCTCCTTCCGGGGCCCGGCGGTCAGGGTGATAGCGGGCGTCCGGACCACCTGCGTGCTGATGGTTGAGACCAAGCGCTCGCGCTCGAGGTGGCACTGCGGTGCGAACAGCACCGTGGATGAGCGCTCATTGCAGTGGATCTCGCCCAGCCATAGCAGCCCGTCGCCCCACGGCCGCGGCGCGACCGTCACCCCGAGGTGCTGCTGCAGCAGGCCGGCGATGGCCGGCACGGCGGCTGCGTAGCGCTCGATGTGGCGTGGGTCGGCCCGCAGTGTGCGGCCTGTCTCGGGGCACAGGTAACGGAGTGAGCGGCCGTCGTCGTCCGTGAAATACTCGACCGATTCCTCAAAGGGCCCGCGCGCGACGGTCAGGAACGGCGCGTCGCGGCGGGTGAGGCAAGGGCTGGCCAGCAGTTCGGTACCACCCGGCAGCTGGCGCAGCTGGTCCGGCGGAAAACCGTCGTCCAGCGGATCGTCAAGTAGTCGGAGCAGCGTCTGCCAAGCCGTTCGGGATAGCATCGGGTGCCGGCTCCTTGTCGTCCAAAACCAACCCCCACAGCCGGAGGTACTTCTCACCCAGCTTCTGATCGCCGTCGCAGCGGTGGCGGATGTTGCAGGCGTTGGGCAGGGTGATCACGATCGGCACACTGCGTGCCGGGTCGCTGGGGCCGGTCTTACGCAGCCGCAGCACGATGCGGACGCGCGTGATCGGGTTGAGGCCGCGGAACGGATCGCGTTCGCCGAACGCGCTGAAGGCCAGCTGGTACAAGGTGCGCGGCTCCTTGCTGCCCCTATGAAGGGTCAGTGTGCTGCCCTTGCCACCGACCGCGAAGCGCGCCTCCATCAGCTCCGCGCTCGCGACCCGGTAGGCGTCTTCCGGCGCAATCGGGAGTGGCGTGGCATCGCGCAGGCGTTCCAGCGTGTAACGGCGCTCCGGGACCAGTTCGATCTGACCGCTCTGACCCAGGACATGGATCAGGAACAGCCGCGCGATCTCCGGGCGAAGGTTGCGCTGATGGGCGTACACCTCGAGCAGGCCCTCATCGGGCAGATACACCAGCCGGAGGTGGTGGGCGGGAAAGATCGCCTTGGACACGATCTCCTTGTCCTCGAGGGTCTCGTAGTCATCCTCGAGCCCTTTGTGGACGACATGCCAGTGCCAGAGGGTGCGCTCGGTTCCGTCGTCCTGTTCTTGAATTTGCTCGAACGGCTCGCTGACGATCTCGCCCTGGGCGTCGAAGAGTTGATCGAGAGCGGCCTCGAACGCGACCGTGACCGGTGCGACGTGGAGGAGAGCCGGTTCCTTCGGCACGCGGAAGCCGCTGTAGAGCCGGCCGCCGCGTAATTCATCGGTCGCGCGGACGCCCTCTACCTGGGTGAACAGGCGCGGATCGGTCCGGAGCAGCGCGAGGGCGCGGAAGTAGCCGTTGCCGCCGCCTTCCACCGCCGCCACCCAGTCCGCGCCGACTCGCTCCACCAGCGTGGCGCGGCAATAGTCCCAGGCCTCCCGCCCAGCCCGGTCGGCGACCAGCGCCACGCGCTCGGCGTTCTGATCCAGCCGGCGGACCTCGGCCGGCGCAAGGTGGGCGGTGAGTACCGGCAGCACCTGGTCGCGGACGGCTTTCCGGGTGGGCGCCTGCCACAGCGCGTCGTCATCGAGCGCGGGGCACTCGTCGACCAGCCACGGGCGCAGGACCTTCGGCTCCAGCGGGCGAAATAGCTTAGTGAGATGAACGGGGATGACGGCCATCGACAACTCCTTTTGGTCGCGCGTTAGGGGTAAGCGTCCGACCAAAGTAGGAGCCCTGAGGCCAAAAAGGAAGGGTAATATTCACCGTTTTCGGAGGTTGACACGGCCTTCGTGTTGCGATTCCCTGAGCGACGCAACGATGCACTGAGATCTTTATGTCGGCGACCATTTGCATGACACTGAGCATTGGCCGGATTGCGTAGCGGTTGCCTCGCCTACCCGAGCCTACGATTTGCCTGACACGTTAGGAGACCTCTGGGATGAAAGCAGTGCAAACACGGCTAACTACACACGCCGCTGCCAGCAAACACGACGTACTTACTATGCGGTGTTTCGGTCGAGGCGACGTTGGGCTACTCCTTGCAGCAATGGTCTTAACCAGCGTGCTCTCCTGGTGCCCTTCGGCAGCCGCCGCCCTTGCGGTCACCGTTTCGGTCGATGCGACCGAAAGTTTTGGCAATCCGCTGCACTACGCCTGGAAGGTTACGGAAGGGACTATTGTCAATGTCGACGCAGCGTCGACCATCTGGACTCTTCCTAGTGGGCCCGGGCTCCATTTTGCCTACGTCCTCGTCTCCAACGGCAAAGGCGGGTACACGCAACGGCGGGTTGCCGTCAACACCGATGTGATCGGCACACCCCCTGCCACGTCGCCGCCAACCTCGTTCGATGCGCCGCCCGGACCCGCGCCGACAGGGGTACCGTTCCGGACCGTTCTGCGCGGCAACGGTTATTACCAGTCACCCGCCCAACCGGGGGCCGAGGATAACGGCATCTATCTGCCTGGCGCTCGCGCCTTCTTGATCAACAAAACCACCGGCGCACGTAGCCCGGTCATAACGGCCGATGCCCGCGGCTCGGTGGTGTTCCCGGATGTGATACCCGGAAAATATCGGACGCGCTGCACGCTGACTCCGGGCGTACCTGATCCGTCATGTGGCCGAGTCGTTACGATCGGATCCGAAGCAGTCAATGACACCTATGGTGGCCCCCAAAACGGACGCGGCGGCTTTGTAGGGCGCGTCGTTCTGGCCGATGGAACACCCTGCGGGGTCGATAATGCCTTTTTCGATCGGCACGCGCGCGGGCGTGTCACGCTGCTCGACGGCGTGGGAAACACGCTTGCTGGCCCCTTTTCACTCAACGTCTGGGGTCACTATGGTTTCGATTCGGATGTGGCCGCCGCGACTATCCGCGTCGAGTGCGAGGGAAACACGCCGCTGATCTTGCCGATTGCGGCGTTCGACACGGGTGCGACCCCAAGGACTGTCTTCTCTGCGTCCGCCGCGCCCATCGTCAACGGCATGTCCGCCAAGTTGGGCGGGGCCGAAGTCGGGCTCTTTCTGCCACCTCCCAGCGCTCTCCCGTCTGATAACGTGGTCGACGACGACGTTTTCCTGTCGATGAAGGGTTTGGACTCCCGTCTCGGCGCCTGCCGTTACTACGTGGCCATCGGCGCCGCGAAGTCGTGCGGCGCACAGGGCCAGCTTAGGGGCGCCATCACGTTCGATGACTGGCGGCGCAAAGTGCGTATGGAACCCTACACGGCCAAGGGTAGAACCGACGTCGTGGCGACTTACATCAACCGAGTGGACCTGAACCTCACCCGCAACCATCACTCGATCAGCTATGGTCTCCATCAGGTTGCCGCGTATGTCTGCAATCATCTGGGACCCACAGACGAATCGCAGAATGCGGCCGATGTCGCTATCGACAACGCCGTGCATCACCGCAACCTCGTGGCCTGTGTGGCGATGGATCATGGCGTGACCCTGGGCGTCAACGGTGACCAGCCGTTCACGCGATTCCTGATTTTTGGGCCGAGCGGGGCACTATTGCCGTCGGTAAATCTCGACGGACGCGGCGAGAAGTTCGTCCCGGGAACGTGTGTCGCCTGCCATGGCGGGTCACGCTATGCCGGTCGTTACCCGGACAACGGCAGCGGTTACGCCGACATTGGGGCCCACTTCCTGCCGTACGACAGCGGCAACTTCACCTTCTCTAAGGCTCGGGGCCTCACCCTCACGGATCAGCAGGCGGCCATCCATCAACTCAACCGGAATGTGCTCCGCTCTGACCCTCCCCAAGGCGTGACGGACCTAATTCGGGGCTGGTACCGCGCCGGCACTGACGTGTTGGACGCAGACTACCTGCCACCCAGTTGGCAGACCCAGTCCGCTGACGCTCAGACGTTCTATCGGTCGGTCTATGCGCCCAGCTGCCGCACCTGTCACGTCGCCTTCTCAGAGACTCTGAACTTCGATCATTACCAGCGCTTGATAACGACACCCAGAACGCCACCGCAGGAAGATGGGGCCTTGCGCACCCAGATCTCGGTGTGTTCCGGCTCGGCGTCTTTCTCGCGCAACTACTCGATGCCGAACTCCCTTCGAACTTTCAATCTGTTTTGGGGGTCGTCCAGTAGCAGTACGGACCAGCCCGCGCTCCTCGCGGCGTTCATTGGCGGCCTTGCCGGTGACCCGACTGCACCCTGTTCGCTCTCGCCCATGCCGGCGCCCTGAATCGGGCCAATAACACCTGCCGTTAGTGCTGCCGGCCCCCGACGACACCTGAAGTCCAGGAACAATTCCCGCAGTTTTAGCAAGCACCCGCAATAGCCCTTAAACGCTTGAAATTCCGGGATGGTCGAGCGCGAGTTCGGCCATCACAATGGTGTCCAGTTCCTTATCGCTACGACGGGACACCACATGAAAACCCTTGCCCTCACCCCACCCGACCAACTCACCCCCGCGGAACGCGCCGCTGAAATCACCGCCATCCTGGCGCGCTGCATTCTGCGTCAGCATGCCGAAAACCCTGTCAGAGAGGCCGATTTTCGACTTGGCTGTTCGCCAGGGAAGCGCCTTCATACAACCCCTTCTCAACCGGAGCCGTTGTCATGAACGCACCCTCGAACCCGACCGTTGCCGCCCAAGTGGCCGCCCTGCCCACCCTGCCGATCAAGGAACTCTGGATCCTGTGGGATCGGTACTTCCCGCGGCGCCCGCAGCATCCCAACCGGCGCTACCTGGAGTCGCGGATCGCGTACAAGATCCAGGAAGAAGCCTACGGCGGCTTGTCGGCGGCCACCAAGGAACGCCTGATCGCCATCGGCCGCAAGCATTCGAAAATCAAAACCGGTCCGACGCGCAGCGAATTCCACTTCTCACCCGGCACGAAGCTGATCCGGGAATGGGGTGATCGGGATCACCAGGTCACGGTCACCGCCGAAGGCCTGTTCGAATATGAGGGGCAGCGGTTCAGGAGCCTGTCGGCGGTGGCCCGCCACATCACCGGCGCGCATTGGAGCGGGCCCCTTTTCTTCGGCTTGCGCGCCATGGCGGGTGGCGCATGAACGCCGTCAGCACCCACAAGCCGCCGAAACGCTGCGCGGTCTACTGCCGTGTGTCCTCGGACGAGCGACTGGACCAGGAGTTCAACTCCATCGACGCACAGAAGGAAGCGGGCCACGCCTTCATCACCAGCCAGCGCACGGAGGGTTGGATTCCGGTCACCGATGACTACGACGATCCCGGCTTTTCCGGCGGCACGATGGAGCGCCCGGCCCTGAAGCGCCTGTTGGCGGACATCGAACGCGGGAAGATCGACATCGTCGTCGTGTACAAAATAGATCGACTCTCGCGCAGTCTCGCCGACTTCGCGCGCATGGTCGAGATCTTCGATCGGCGCGGGGTGAGTTTCAGCGCCGTGACGCAGCAGATTAACTCGGCCACGTCGATGGGCCGCCTGATGCTGAACGTCCTGCTGTCCTTCGCCCAGTTCGAGCGGGAGGTCACCGGCGAGCGGATTCGGGACAAGTTTGCCGCGAGCAAGAAGAAAGGCCTGTGGATGGGCGGGCGCCCGCCACTCGGTTATGACGTGGTGCAGCGGCGACTGGTGGTGAACCCGCGCGAGGCGCTGATCGTGCAGCGGATCTTCGCCGACTTCGCCAAGTACCAGTCGGTGACGGCGCTGGTGCGAATCCTCTCGGAAGAGAACGTCACCACCAAGTCATGGACGACCCAGGACGGGAAATTCAATCCCGGCAGCCCGATCGACAAGAAGGCGTTGAGTTACCTGCTGCGCAATCGCATCTACCGCGGCGAGTTGTCGTACCGGGGACAGTGGTATCCGGGGCAGCATGAGGCGATCGTCGATGAGAATGCCTGGGCGTCGGTGCAAGCGATCCTGGCGGTCGAGGCCCACCAGCGAGCAGCGACCACGCAAGCGCGGGGACGCAGCGACGCGCTCCTCCGGGGACTGCTGTATGACGCCACCGGCGCCAAACTGCACACTACGTTCACGCGCAAGAGCGGCCGCGAGTACCGCTATTACGTCAGCAAGGCGGAGAAGCAGTTCGGTGCCGCGGCCAAAACGTGCGAGCGGATCCCGGCCGAAGCGATCGAAAGCGCCGTCGTGGCGCAGATCAAGACGGTGCTCAGCAGTCCCGAAGCGATCGCGGCCGTGTGCCGATGGGTGGAAGCCGAGGGCGCGCCGCTGGACGAGGCGCCGATCGTGCTGGCACTAGGACAGTTGGGCGCCGTGTGGGAGCAGCTATACCCCGCCGAGCGCCATCGGCTCGTCAACCTGATGATCGAGCGCATCGACTTGGTGGACGGTGGCATAAAGATCACCTGGCATCCGCTGGGCTGGCGGGAGTTGCTGCGGGAGTTCGGGCCGCAGACCATTGGCGCGGAGTTGGTTGAGCTGGAGGCCGTGGCGTGAACGCTGCACCCTCCGACTCAGTGGCTTCCCAGGAAATCGGCTTTGCCCAAGGCGACACCCCAGTGCCGCAGGATGGCGTACGCCGTCGTGGTGTGGAAGTACACGTTCGGCAGGACAAATTCGAGCAGGTATGGCAGGCCCTGAAAGCTTCTCTCACGACCCCCGACCTTCAGGGTGATCGTGGCGTCTTCTGTCCCGTCGATCTGCTCGGGCGTGACGGCGTTCAACAAGACGATGGTCTTGGCAATCCGGTCGTGCAGTTCTGTAAAGGTGGTTTCGTTATCTTCAAAGCTTGGCGGTGTTTGCCCGGCCAAACGGCTGGCACACCCCTTCGCCACGTCGGTGGCGATTTGCACCTGTCGGACGAACGGGTACATGTCCGGATACAGGCGCGCCTGAAGGAACACCGTCGGGTCGATCTTCTGGGCGACCGCATGGGCTTCGGCCTTGTTCAGAATCTCGGCGAGGTTGCCCATCACTTTGACCAGGACGGGCATGGAGGCTTGGTACATGGAAATGGTCATGGCGACTCCGATGAGACAGTAAACGTCGGTCCGGAAGTTTACCGGCAATGCGTGTTCCCGGTATCGACGTGAGACAGAGCCAGACAAAATGAACAAGCGTAATGAAACGTTCGTGCCGCTGCGGTTGAAACGGCGCCAGAGTCAGCTGGTCAACACGGCGCAGCCGGCGCACGACCCAGGGCTTCTGGCATCCATCGGACGAGCGCTGTACTGGCAGCAGTTGCTGGATGCGGGCGTCGTTGCGAGCTTTGCGGAGTTGGCAGACCGCGAGGGTCTGACGAAGGCGAGCGTCTCCCACGTGCTGCGATTGGCGTGGCTGGCGCCGGGACTGGTGGAGCGGTGTCTCGCCGGCCAGCAGCCGCGCGCGCTGACGCAGCGTTGGCTCAAGCGTCACCCGCTCCCGGACGACTGGCGCGGGCAGCGGGACATGATCGATCGGTTCGAGTGAGGGCTGAGGGATGTCACTCAAGGGCCAAGGTCGGATCACCGGGCGATCGGTCACGAAAGAGATCCCGCAACCGGCCGGCGGTGTGCAGTTGGAGACATTTGTTCCTTGGGCGCTGGTGAAGCGCGGGGCGAAGAAGCGGGTGATTGGGCCGAGTGGGGCGCCGAAGGGGTTTGAGGTGGAGGTAGTGGCGGCGCGACGCGCGGAGGAGGAGGAGGACGCGCAGGATACGGCAAGCGTCAGGGCGTTGGGTCTAGCGCACTACTGGCAGCACTTGCTCGATACCGGCCGGTTCGGGTCGCTGACCGAGATCGGCGCGGCCGAAGGGCTGGATCTTGCGCAGGTCAGCCGGATTGCGCGGTTGGCGTGGGTGGGATGTGGAAATTCGGGCCGACTAACTCGAATGGCCACGGTCAAGCGCTACGATCCGCCGCCGCAATGAGTGTCATCGGTCCGACTACCTGCAACCCGTGAGCATCCGGCGCGAATCGAAGCCGTGACAACAAAGGTGTACCGAATGCTCACTATTTTCGTGAAGAGTTGGCATTCCGCGACAATCCCACGTGGACGCCGCTCAAGCGGACGGCCTCAAGGTCCCGTTCCCGTACTACGCTCGCGGTCGTCGACCGCTGGCAGGCCCCTGCCCGCGCCACTACGGGATGGGATTCGTGGAAATCACGGGATAGTCCTACGTGGAAATACGTATTGACGCCACGCAAAACGAATCCCAGCATCCCCGAATTGGTTACACAGAAGCTCAATGCTTCTCGGGAGACCGTTGAAACGCGGTTTCGATTGCTGGGGTCCGTTAACGGGGGAATTCCATGACACAGTATCACTTCGCTTATTCCGCTATTCGTCGCTGCCGACGGATGGCGCTCTATGCTGGTGCGCTCGGCTTGATAGCTGGGCTTATCTCACCGGTCGCGGCTGGCCCGGTCTACACGACACTGCACGAGTTTTTTGGAAGCGATGGTTATGGAGCGGAGGAGCCTGATCTCTTGGCACAGGGGCGCGATGGCAACCTCTATGGAACGGCGCCCTTCGGCGGCTTCTATGGGAACGGCGCCGCCTTTAAGCTCACACCCACCGGCACCTTCACTAAGCTGCACGACTTCAAACCTGATACCGAAGGCGGTTGGATTTGGAGTGGCCTCACCGTCGGCAAGGACGGTAACTTCTATGGGGCTGCCTCTCAGAGCGAATTTGCGGACTTTCCGCTGGTGGGGAGTATTCCCGGAGGTGGCGGAAGCATTTTCAAGATGACGCCGGCTGGGGTGCTAACAGTCCTGCATCGCTTCGGCGAGCACGGCCCAGCGGACGGCCGTCGGCCTTGGGGGCCACCAGTGCAAGGGCGGGACGGCAATTTTTATGGGACCACCGCGCTCGGGGGCGCCTCGGCCGGAAGCGATGACGAGTTTGGCGTAGGAACCGTCTACAAGATCACGCCCACAGGGACCTTCACTACACTGTACAGTTTTGACCGGCATAGTTCTCTTGGCTACTTGCCCCAAGCGCCGCTCATCCTGGGTCGGGACGGAAATTTCTATGGCACAACGGTCCAAGGGGGGCCTTGGAACTTCGGCACGGTCTTCAGAATCACACCTGGCGGCGTTGTCACTACGCTATACAACTTCGACGGAACGCATGGTGCTACCCCAACTGCGCCCGTCGTCCAGGGCGCGGACGGGAATTTCTACGGCACAACGTTGTATGGCGGGATAAGCAACAGCGGAACCGTGTTCAAACTGACCCCGCAGGGCGTCATCACCGTGTTGTACAGCGCTGACATCACGACCCCTGAAGGGCAGGCAAAAGGCTGGTACCCCCACGGTGGAGTGGTCCAGGGGAGCGACGGAAACATCTACGGGACGATGAACTCCAGCATCCAACCCGGCTGTTGTGGGGGCAGTGTCCTGTTTAAGATCACTGCGGCTGGTGTCTACACCGTCGAACATATTTTTTCTGACCACACCGTATCCACCCCGATGGTACATACCAACGGCAAGGTCTATGGACTGACTTCCGGCGATAACATCCACAATCGCGGCACCCTTTACAGTTTCGATATAGGCGCCCCCGCCCTCGTGTCGGTGAGTCCCGGTGCCGCGAAGGTGGGCACGTCCATCGGTCTGTTCGGTAGCCTGGCCGGTACCACCGGCGTACTTTTCAACGGTATCAGCGCGACCTTCAGCGGGAGTTCGAGCACCTATCGGACAGCCGTCGTGCCAGCGGGAGCGGCCACGGGTCCGATAACCGTAATCAAGACGGTGGGTAGCGTGTCTACTCTGGCGCCATTCCTGCAGCTACCCACCATCACCACCTTCAGTCCCACCAGTGGCGCACTGGGAAGCGTGCTTGTACTGACGGGGACCGGACTGACCCAAGCGACAGCGGTCAAAATCGGCGGCAAAACAGCGAGTTTCACGGTGAACACCGACAGTCAGCTCACCGTCACGGTACCCCCGAGCGCCGTAACCGGCAAGGTTGCTGTAACGACCAAAGGGGGCAGTGCCACGTCAGCGGCGGTGTTTACCGTTATTCCTTAGCCGCGTGGCATCGGGCACTGCTCTGGTGAATCATTCGTGCATGATAGTCTCCGGAAAGCGAAGGCTGGGAGTGGCAGCATTTGCTGGACGGCTGCGTCATAGCGAGTCTTGCGGAGCTGGCGGAGCGCGAGGGTCTGACACCGCCGAGCGTCTCGCATGTGCTCCGGTTGGCGTGCCTGGCGCCGGACCTGGTGGAGCGGTGTCTCGCGGGTCAGCAGCCGCGCACGCTGACGCAGCGGTGGCTCAAACGGCGCAGTCTGCCGGACGACTGGCACGAGCAGTTGAACATGGTTGACCGGTTCGAGTGAGGTGCGAGAGATGCCGCGGAAAGGCCAAGGTCGCACCAAGGGGCGGCCGGTGACGAATGAGATTCCGCAACCGGCCGGCAGCGTTCGCATGGAAACGTTCGTTCCATGGATGCTGGTAAAGCGCGGGGCGAAGAAGAAGGTGGTCACGCCGATCGAGGCGCCGGAAGCGTTTCGGGTGGAGGTTGTGGCGGAGAAACGGGAGGCGGAGGCGGCTCAGGATCCGCCGGCCATTCGGGCTCTGGGATTGGCGCACTACTGGCAGCACTTGCTCGATACCGGCCGGTTCGGGTCGCTGACTGAGATCGCCGCGGCCGAGGGCATGGATCTCGGGCAGGTTAGCCGAATTGCGCGGTTGGCGTGGGTGGGCGGGGCGTTGTAGTCGGACTACTTGCAGCGAACGTCAGATCTTCACCCAAATTCCATCAGCTACAGACTTCGTAGGCCGACTAGCGCCGACGGGCGAATGCCGGTGCCGAGGGAATCCGACTGGCCAACACCGCTAGCTGATGCCGCAGGTCGATCGTCTGGTCTAAGCGTGCCCGAGAGAACTCGTCAGTCATCGCTGCGCCCAACCATCCCTCAGATAGTGCGGCCAATTCCAGCAAAATATCGTGGGATCTCGATACCCCACCAAACGCCACAAGTCCAAGGACTGTGCGGCTTCCAACCATGAAGGAGTACACGGAAGCCGAGGGAGCGGCAGCGGACGAGCGGTGTACGACGACCCCTGCGTAGGAGTAGAGCGGCTTGTGTTGTCGGAGTCTGCGGCGGTAGCGCAGGCGGAGACAAAATAGGCGGCGTCCGACACGCCGTAAAGTCATTTGTGGGAGCCATGGCGGAGCGTGTCGCGAAGAGACAGGCGCAGCCGTGGCGGACGCAGGACGAACGCAGGCCGCCGAAGGCATAGAGTGTCGCCAATTTTTTGCTCCTGAAATCGGACGGATCCATTTCAGTTTTCGCAAAAAATGGCGACACAATCATCTGCAGGGGTGACTATTTAGCTCCGCGGAGATGGGTTGAATACATGTAGTTGATTGCCATCACGTATGGTCATTTCAATATGAGCTCCGGCTGGCCCGCTGTTTCCCTGTATTTCACCGATTCTTGAAAGTACGAATTGTGCGGCAATTGCGCCGAGCGGGCCTCCTTTCGCGACAAGTACTGCAGAAATAGCTGCTTGGGTTGAGGCTTGAGCAAGCGAATCGACTTCTAGGCGGTCTAGATTGATCCCAATATCGGTGTCTTGGTGAGGCGGGAAAACCCCACGGGTGGAAACATCAACGTGCGTGACGTCAGCGGCGTTGCAAATAGAGGACAAAAAAATAAGGCCAGGGGCAAAAAATGACTTATTGTTCATGTTCCCACCATATTGATGTTTTGAAAAAATTATGGGCATTCATTCCCAGATTCCCAGCTAGAGTTGTATTTCTTGTCACATGCTGCTTTTGTTATATAGTCACAGCATAGTGTCGCCCCACACCCATAGTAGCAAGCTCCCTTTTGTTCTTCGGCACTGGCGGTTGATATTATTGAAGAAGATGCTTTAGTGATCTTGTCAATAATATAACTGCCGTACTTTGGAGAAGAATCTGGTAGAGATAAATTTGTGTTAGAGTCTGCAAATGAAGTTCCCGAAAGAGCTGTAAATAGAGCAAATATTATAGATATTTTCATTGTGTTAACCTGATGCCAGTTATTTACCTTCATTTCACGTCACGGGCGACTACTCACCAACTCGTAAGTGACGTTACATGATTGTAGGCCTACAACATATACTACTAAAGTCTGGTTGACAAAAGCCGGACTTTCATGCTTGGCGCGACAGAGTGTTCGGCACGCTGCGTCGCGGCATTGTTGCGGATAGAAAATTCAATGAGCGCCGCCACCAATGGCGGCAGAGAATGCGCCCACCATTGGGCCTGATCAACGCGCGAGACCGACCAGAAATGGGGTTCCGGACGATAAATGTGGACCACGAGAAGGCGTGCTCCCAGCTTCTGGGTCGGTTCCAAGACGTGGTGGCACAAAAGGGTTACGCCAAGCTCGATGAGCAGGTCGGGTCAGGATGTGGGAATCGGCCTGGCCCGGTTACCAACTGACCGTTCGACCACGCTGGAACTCCGGCGCCGGTTCGCCGTTCTCGCGGTCAGCGGCGGGGGCTTGATTCCAATCGACGGTGTCCCTCGGGGGGGCGAGGACCTGGCAACCGTCTCACGAGCCGACGATGGCCCCCGAGCTCGAACCCAAGTCCCAACCGCCCACCACACTACCCCGCCAACCCGTCCCGCTGAAATCCGCATGTCTCCTGGATCGGACCTGTTGACAGTCAATAGCCCAACAGAGATGTGAGAGGAAAATTGGCTGGAAAACGCCCAAAAATCGGCGAATTCGGTGACGAACCGTTAACAGGCAAAACACGGAATCCGCACCAGCCGTGCGGCTCATAGCGCATCGGAAAAAGGAGAGAAGGATCCTGCGGTGGGTGATTGGTGCGCTGGGCTACCTGCCTTTCAGCTAGCCCGGCGGCGCCTTGCTCTTTTACCTGTTGTCCAATCTCTACGAGCATACGCGCGTGATGATCTCCACCAACCTGCCCTTCGCCGAATGGCCCAGCGTGTTCGGAGATGCCAAACTCACCACCGCTTTGCTCAATCGCTTGACGCATCACTGCCACCGGGTGGAAACCGCCAACGAGTCAGTTCCGTTCCGCGATAGCAGCGCTCAGACCCAAGCCCGGACCGGGGCCCGGGAGCAAAGCCAACGCAGCGCTGCGCCGGCCAGGGCCGAGCACCTGTATGACGGATCGGTGGCGATCGTGAAATTACCGGGCCTTAACAGGGTGTTGATTTTCTCCTTCTGTCCCCACACGGTCGGCAGAAATAGACTGCGGAAGGGCCGATTTGTATAAAATGTGGACAAATTCGATCTGTTTCCGGTGGCCGAAGCCGGGAAAAAGCGGATTTCGAGCGTGT